TAAAGAACATGACTGGGGTTTTGTTGTGCCATGTAGACAGTGACGATTATATATACCCGCATGCGTTAGCTTTTATGGTTCAGGCTTTTATGAAGAACCCGAAACTGGGCTTTGCTTTTAGCGATATGGCTTACGGGGACAACACGGATAAGGCAATAAGCTACGCACTAAACGACGAGCCGGTACAGGAGCAGCCGTGCCAAGGGTGGCGTTCTCTGGGTATGTACACGCGGGGAGCATACGAGCAGACAGACGGGTATAACACCAAGCTGTTACACACTTGCGAAGATGGGGACTTAGCTACACAGATAGCCGCAAAGTTCCCCATAGCGCGAGTTGGGCACGTTCTTTATGTAGCTAATGCGGCGGAAGACTCAGAACATATAACGGTGACACACAAAATAGACTGTGCAACGTGCCCATGCAGGCCAGATTGCAACTACGCTAAAGGCTTTGCGGTGCTCGCAAACTATGATTTAGATACGTGGGAGCCTATAAAAATAACAGAAGACGCGCAGGGGGACTACACGTGTAGTAGCAAAGGGATTTTCAACTACAAAAACTATTTTATGCAGCAAAACAATAGGATATTTGACTATTTACCTGAGTTTTTCCAAGAACACCAGTTTGACCATGTAGTGGAGATAGGCACAAGCGGAGGAGGTTTCTCTCTTTACCTACACGAGTTATCAAATACCTATAACTTTACGTTTAGAACATACGACGTAGAGAACAAACTGCATGAAGCGCCACCTTTCGACTTCAGGCATAAATCAGCATGGGACGGCGAAGGGTATAACGAGATAATAGACACGCTAAATCTACCGGGCAAAGTATTGCTAGTAGTAGATGGCGGAGATAAACCCAAAGAAATAAATCTATACAGCAGCCACCTTAAAACAAATGATGTAGTCATGTGCCACGACTACGCACCAACAAAGCAGTACCACGAAGAGCATCTAGGCACAACTCCCTACAGGTGGAACTGGCTAGAGATAGAAGAAAAAGATATAGATAGAACAAACCTAGAAGCAATTAACACAAATCTAGTAGACGTAGCGTGGGGAGTATTTAGAAAAATATAGGAGCAAAATATGGCTACAACCGTCTTTGACGTGCTGAACGAAAAATTAACAGAGCTTAAAGGCTCTAGCGAAGATTTCCTGAAAACCGGTGGAGCTAAAGACTTTGCCGAGTATCGGGAGGTATGTGGCGTTATTCGAGGTCTAGACGCTGCATTAAGAGAAGTAGGCGACCTTTCGCGTAACTATATGGATGACGACGATGACTGAAACAATAACCGTTAGTGGGGTCAGCGCTACTGCTGAAACGACACCCGCAATGACTGCGTTAGAACGAAAAAGAAACGAGCGTATCGAAGTAGAAGCAGTAGTAGAGGCAGAGTTAGAAGCCTCTATACCTAAACCTGTGGGCTACAGGGTGCTTATTGCCCTACCTAACGTCGAAGATACTTTCGGGGAAAGCGGGCTTGTTAAGGCAGAATCTACCCGTCGAGAGGAATATATCCTTTCTACTGTTGGGTCTGTACTTGATATGGGTGAAGAAGCTTACAGCGATAAAGAGCGTTTCCCTACTGGGCCTTGGTGCAAAGTAGGCGATCACGTGATGTTCCGAGCCAACACCGGTACGCGTTTTAAGGTGGGTGGGCAGGAGTTTCGCTTAATGAATGACGACTCTATTGAAGCCGTCGTAGACGATCCGCGAGCTGTTTCGCGCGCATAAGGAATAGACCATGCCTAGACAAAACGTAGAATTTGAGTTTCCTGATCCCGATAAAGACGAAACATCTCAAGAAGTTGAGATTGATATTTACGAAGAAGAAGACGCGCCCCTAGAAATAGAAGGTGCAGTCGGTCGAGAAAACGTAAAGTCCGCCAAAAATACTATTAAGACGGGCGATGTAGAAATTGAAATAGAAGACGATACTCCGCCTGAAGATCGTGGGCGAAAGGCGTCTCCTCCACCAGAAGAAGTTACTGATTTAGAGTTAAAAGACTATTCAGATGTAATTAAAAGACGAATTAGTAACCTAAGTAAAGGTATTCACGACGAGCGTAGAGCAAAAGAAGAAGCCCTGCGGCAACAGCAAGCCCTTGAAGCGTATGCTAAAAACTTGGTGGTAGAAAACAAAAAGCTAAAAGGTTCGGCAGACCAGAGTCACAATTCGCTGATTCAATCTGCTAAAAAGCAAGTAGATGGCGAACTTGCAGTAGCTAAAAGACAATATAAAGACGCGTATGAGTCGGGGCAACCTGATGCCATACTAGATGCGCAAACTGCTCTGAACACAGCACAAATACGTTTAGAGAAAGTTAACGGGTTGAAACCTAAGCAAATTGAAACTTTACAACCCCAAGAAACTCCTGTACAAACGCAGGTAGATGCACCTCAACCTCAAGTGCAGCGAGACGAAAAAGCTGAAACATGGCGTGAAAAGAATTCATGGTTTGGGTCAGATGACGAAATGACTGCCTTCGCATTAGGGTTGCATAACAAGTTAACGAAAGAGGGGGTAGACCCCAAAACTGATACTTACTACGAGAAAATTAACGCTCGTATGCAACAAGTATTTCCCGACCAGTTTGCTGGTGGGGCAGAAGAAACAGAGAGTACCCAAAGAAAATCTAGCAATGTGGTTGCACCCGCTACGCGGAGCACAGCGCCTAAGAAAATTAGGCTCACTCAATCACAGGTAGCTATCGCAAAAAAACTTGGGGTACCTTTGGAAATATACGCCAAACAGGCTGCTGAATTAATGAGGAAACAATAATGTCGAAACAGAGACTAGATAGAGAACTCGAAAACCGTGAAACGACTGCCCGTAAGAAGTCATGGAGTAGGCCAACAGTGTTGCCTGACCCCATTCCTCAAGACGGTTATAAGTTCCACTGGGTTCGTGTAAGCACTATGGGTCAACCTGATTCCACTAACATTTCTTCAAAATTACGTGAAGGTTGGGAACCAGTACGCGCAGAAGACCATCCCGAGATATTTAGTGACGCCGTTTCTGACGCGCGTTTCAAAGATAATGTCATCGTTGGTGGGTTAATGCTGTGTAAGGCCCCAATAGAACTCGTTGCAGAACGTACTGAGTACTACGAAAATTTAACGGAGTCTCAAATGCGATCTGTTGACCAAGGTCTGATGCGCGAAAACGATCCTCGTATGCCCCTGTTTAACGACAGGAAATCGAAGGTTACTTTCGGCAAAGGAAATTAACTTTATTTTTAGGAGTATTTTATAATGGCTTATCCAACAGTCAATGCTCCCTACGGTTTTCAAGCAATTAACCGTGTAGACGGTATGCCTTATGCAGGTCAAACTCGCCTTATTTCTATAGCGAGCACCTACAATACGGCCATCTACGCAGGTGATTTGGTTAAAATCGTGGCGGCAGGCACAATCGAGAAGTTTACTGGCACTACTACTGGCTCCCCTTCGGGCGTCTTTGTAGGTGTTCAGTACGTCAATTCAGTGAGTCAGTTCACACCGGCTCAGTACTACCCCGGCACTAGCGTTACAGAAGCTTTTGCTATCGTAGTTGACGACCCACTAGCGGCGTTTAAAGTTGCTGTAACTAATGTAAGTAGCGTAATGTCTTCGGCGGCTCGCGCTGCTGTGGGTTCTAACATGTCTGTTTTGGCAGGCACGGGCGACGCAGCTACTGGAAACTCTGGTGCGTCAGTACTAGCAGGGTCTGAAGCTACTACCGCAGGTCTAGTTGTGCGCGTTATTGACACAGTAGATGAAACTAAAACCGCTGCTGATACTTTTGTAGAGATAATCGTAAAGATTAATCTGCATCAGTACAACAACACAACTGGCGTATAAGGAGACTAGCAAATGGCTATTTCAAGAGCGCAACTCCTTAAGGAGCTACTACCGGGTCTAAACGCCCTATTTGGTCTCGAATACGCTAAGTATGGTGATGAGGCTGCTACAATCTTTGATACCGAGTCTTCTGATCGGTCTTTCGAGGAAGAAACTAAGTTGTCTGGTTTTAGTGCCGCACCTGTTAAAGGTGAAGGTTCTGCAATCGAGTATGACAATGCGCAAGAAGCGTGGACTGCTCGTTACACTCACGAGACCGTCGCAATGGGCTTCTCGCTCACTGAAGAAGCAATCGAAGATAACCTCTACGATTCGCTCTCTTCACGTTATACAAAGGCATTAGCCCGCGCTATGGCGTACACTAAGCAAACCAAAGGTGCTGCTATTCTTAACAACGCCTTTGCTGCCGGTACTACGTACGGTGATGGACAGCCACTATGTTCAACTGCTCACCCTCTCGTATCTGGCGGTGTAAACTCAAACACTCCTGCTGTTGCTGCTGACCTTAACGAGGCTTCGCTAGAAGCTGCTGTTATTCAGATTGCTGGCTGGACTGATGAGCGCGGACTGCTTATTGCAGCTAAACCTACTAAGCTTGTTATCCCACCTGCACTGCAATTCGTTGCTACTCGCTTGTTGGATACCGATCTTCGTGTTGGTACAGCGGATAACGACATCAATGCACTAAACAACAATGGTTCAGTTCCCGGTGGTTACACAGTAAATAACTACCTGACTGATACCAATGGTTGGTTCTTGATGACCGATATCCCCAACGGCCTGAAGCACTTCGTTCGCTCTTCTATGAGCACTAGCATGGACGCAGACTTCGACACAGGCAACAGCCGCTATAAGGCTCGTGAAAGATACAGTTTCGGCGTATCTGATCCACTGGGCATCTTCGGCTCACCCGGCGCTTAATAAGCAAAAGGTATTTAGATTGGGGGCTTCGGCCCCCTTTCTTTTGTCTTAAATTTAATGTTACATTGAGGTGTATTACCCCTAGAGACTTAGCCCGGCCTAACCGACGGGCTTTTTTTATTTGTACAGTCTCTAAAGAAGTGTTATATACTGAACATATTCCGGGACTATCCGGTGTATCTGACAGCTCCCGGCTGACGACATGCAGACAGATATACCTCAAATTAACTCGCATGTGAGGAACTACCGATGGGTACTACAACTTTCTCTGGCCCGGTTAAAGCGGGCACTATCTCCAATACTACCGGAACAACTCTCGGTGCAGACGTAAAGAACACGGGTCAAGTAACTATGGCTCAGACGTTCTCAACTGGCACTTCGCTTGCGGCTGGAGCTTCTGCTGCAAACGCTACTACTGTAGTTATTCCAGCCAACTCTCAAATTATTGACATCGTATTAGATTGTCCTTCAGCTATGGCGGGTGCTACAGCAGTGCTGAGTATTGGCGATAGTGTTGGCGGCAACGCTACATTTCTCAATACCTTCTCCATTACAGTCGCCTCTGGTGTAGGTCGAAAGTACCCCACCACTGAAGCTGGCGGTGCTCTTGCTTGGGCAGACACTGGAACTGCGGATAAAAAACTGACTTGGACTACCACCGGAGCCACTAGTGGTGGTGAAGTTAGAGCGACTGTTCTGTATCAACAAAACATTAATCTCGCCTAAATTGGGTTATTAACCTTAAAAATAGGAGAGGGAAATGGCTGATACAATATCGACTCAAATAATCCAAGATGGTGGCAAACAGGCGATCATTAAGGTTACTGCGGTTGTAGGTAATACAGACGTAGTAACTAGCACAATGGTTGATGTCTCTAGCTTATCGGTTGATCCGGTTAGCCGTAGAGCTTGTACTGGTGCCGTTTTGGCAAAGCTTACTTATGTCGGTGTTGGTGTAGGGGTCAAACTAGAATGGGATGCGAATGCTAACGTCCTTATCTTTGACCTGCCCGTGAATTGGACAGAGGACTATGATTTCTCTGACTATAGCGGTATACCCAACAACGCTGGGACTGGTAAAACTGGCGACATCGTAGCTACTACGGTATCTCCATCTGCCGGGGATACCTACACCTTTATATTTACTGTGAACAAGCAATATGGCTAAGCAAGTAGATAAGAAAGCGATGGCTTGTAATAAGCCAAGACGAACTCCGTCCCATGCTAAGAAGTCTCATGTAGTTAAGGCTTGTGAGGGTGGGAAGGAGAAAGTTATTCGCTTTGGTGAACAAGGTGCTAGCACTGCTGGTAAACCCAAGTCCGGTGAGTCTGCCAAGATGAAGGCTAAGCGCAAGTCGTTTAAGTCTCGTCACGGCAAGAACATCGCCAAAGGCAAAATGAGCGCAGCCTACTGGGCTGACAAGGTTAAGTGGTAGGAGCAGATTACATGAAGGCAGATAAAAAAGTTAGGAAGTACGCGGAAGGCGGAAGAACTGCTGCGGATATAGCAGGAAGACGGAGTGCGAGGCCAACGCCAAAGGTAATAACAACGCCAAAGGCAATGCCAACGCCAAAGACAACGACATTGGTAAGGCCAAAGCCAAAGCCATCGCCAAAGCCTGTGCCTCAAGTGCAGCCGCGACCGGTAACGGTAACGCCAAAGGCAACGGTGGTAACGCCAAAGGCAACGGTGGTAACGCCAAAGCCAAAGCCAAACCCAAACCCATCGCCAAATCCAGAGCCTGTTGACGAAACCGACTATTTCCGTGGACAAATCCGTCGCAATCTGCGGAATAACCCGCTTCCAAAAATAGGTAATGACCTAGTGAAGTTTAAAAAAGGCGGCAAAATCCGTGGCTATGGTATGGCTCGTGGTGGCAAACCTTGTAAGATGCGCTAAAAGGGTAAAGAAATAATGGCTACGTCAGGCGTTGCTACATTCAACATGGACTTTACCGAGATTGCGGAAGAAGCGTGGGAACGTGCCGGTAGAGAAATGCGTTCTGGTTACGACCTTCGCACAGCTCGTAGGTCCATGAATCTGTTGACTATTGAGTGGCAGAACCGTGGTATTAACATGTGGACTATCGAGGAAGGTACGAAAAACCTCGTTCAAGGCACCGCCACATATGACCTGCCCGCCGATACAATAGACCTACTAGAGCATGTAGTTCGCACAGGGGACGGTAACATAACCACGCAGTCTGATTTAAATATTACGCGCATCAGTGTTTCTACCTACTCCAGTATCCCTAACAAATTAAGCCAAGGTCGCCCCATACAGATTTATGTAGACCGTGGAGAAGCTAACCCCTCTGTAACTGTGTGGCCTGTACCAAACCAAGGTACCGCACTTGCGCCGTTTTATGTCCTTAAGTACTGGCGGATGCGCCGTATACAGGACGCAGGGACAGGCGTTAATACCGCCGACGTTAGTTTCCGTTTCTTGCCCTGCCTCGTTGCAGGTCTTGCGTATTATATAGCCCAAAAAGACCCTGAATTGATGCCTAGAATACCTATGCTACAGGGCGAATACGAACGTCAATTTGAGCTAGCAGCGGGCGAAGATAGGGAAAAAGCAACGCTTAGCTTAGTACCGCGTATACATGGCGTGAGGTAGATATGAGCTACACGTATGCGTCTGGGCAAAAAGCAATCGCAATATGCGATGTATGTGGGTTTCAGTACAGGTTACGGCAGCTTAAAGAGCTGATTGTTAAAGGGAATAAGACTAACATTAGGGCTTGTCCTGAGTGTTGGAACCCGGATCAACCGCAGCTTATGTTAGGTACGGTCCCAGTTCAGGACCCTCAAGCTATACGTAACCCACGGTCAGATTCTGCGGAGTTAGTAGCAAGTAGGGATATTCAGTGGGGTTGGGACCCGGTGGGGCTAAGCAACCCCTTTGGAATTACACCAGACGATTTGGAAGCCGTAGGTGTTGTAGGGCAAGTTACAGTAACCACAAGCTAGGAGACAAAAATGAAAATGAAGTCAAGATCAAACGTAAAAGTACCCAAGGTTATCGAGTTCCCGAACGAGCCTACAATGTACAAAGTAGATACTTGTAACCAACCGCCTAAAGATATGAAGACTAGCGGTATTAAAGTTCGCGGCACAGGTGCTGCTACTAAAGGGCTTCTTGCTCGTGGACCAATGGCCTAAGAGGGTTAGCTGGTGAATTACACCGAGCTTAAAGTAAATATTGAGGACATCTGCGAGCAGTCGTTTACGGACGACCAAATGGCTATGTTTACTCAGCAGGCAGAGCAGAAGATATATAACACTGTTCAGATTCCTGCGCTGCGTCGAAATCAAACCGGTCTTTTAACTATAAATGACAAATATTTAATATACCCAACAGATTTCTTATACACGTTTTCTTTGGCCGTTATTGACGCTCAAGGTAACTATACGTTTTTGCTCAACAAAGACGTTAATTTTATTCGTGAGGCGTACCCCGGACCAACAAACACGGGTGCTCCTGTACACTACGGAATCTTTGACGATACAGCTTTTATCTTAGGGCCAACGCCTGATCTTGCGTATTCTGTTGAGTTACATTATGGCTACTACCCTCAGACTATTGTTACTGCGGGCACTACGTGGCTTGGCGATGAGTTTGACTCTGCATTGCTTAACGGGGCTTTGATTGAAGCAATACGATTTATTAAGGGTGAGCCAGATATGGTAGCCTTGTATCAGAAGATGTACGTAGACGCTATGGCGTTATTAAAGAACTTAGGCGACGGGAAGATGCGGGAAGATATGTATCGCTCTGGTCAACTTAGAATAGAACCGCGTTAATTTAAAGAGGAAACACAAATGGCTATTTCACAGGCTATGGCTACATCATTCAAAGTTGCAATCCTCGGTGGGGACTTTGACTTTAGTTCAGGCACTTCGCAGTCATTTAAAATTGCCTTGTACACTAACTCCGCTACATTAGGGGCAACCACTACTGCATATTCTGCGACCAATGAGGTTTCGGGCAC